CGCTTTGATGAAATAAACGAGACAAAAAAGGATTTGGAACAGCAGATTAAGGGAAGGGATAAACAACTTAAAGAACTGCAAGATAAGGTTAAAGGTAATGAAGAGCTTGAGAAAACCATCAAGGATCTTCAGGAAGCTAATAAAGCCACAAAAGAACAGTATGAAGCAAAAATAAAAGACATGACCATTAATGCTGCAATCCAGGCTAAGCTGACCGATACTAAATATCCGGATCTGCTGATAACTAAATTTGATAAGACAAAATTAGTGGTCAATGCAGATGGGACTATATCCGGCATTGATGAGCAGCTAAAAGCAATTAAAGAACAATACAAGGATCTTTTCATTCCACCAGTTAAAGGTAAGGAACCTAATAATACCGGTGGCAGTCCATCAGGACAGAAAAATCCATGGAGCAAAGAACACTTTAATTTAACAGAGCAAGGTAGGATTTTAAGGGAAAATCCAGAACTTGCTCGACAATTAATGGCAAATGCTTAAAACAAAATAAAAAAGGAGAGTGTGACTAATGCCAGTAACAAGAATAGCTGATGTTATTGAACCGGAAGTTTTTACTCCATATACAATTAATCGTACAATGGAGTTGTCTGCTTTAATTCAGAGTGGAATAGCGGAAAATAATAGAGAGTTTGATGAGTTGGCGAGTGGGCCAAACGTTTTAATTAATATGCCATTTTGGGAAGACCTTACTGGTGACCCAGAAGTAATGGACGATGAAGGCGAGCATACTCCTGGAAACATTGGATCCAATGCAGACGTTGCTAGAAAGCTGGGTTTTGTGAAGTCTTTTGGTGCAAATGCGCTTTCTGCTATGTTATCAGGTGATGATCCAATGCGTGCAATCGCTGATTTATTTGCAGCATATTGGAACAGACAGTATCAGAAAATTCTGTTGTCTATTCTGGATGGTATTTTTGACGCATCTAACATGAAGGAGAAAGTTCATGACATTACCACAGAGACAGGAGATGCGGCTTTAATCAGTGGTAGAACATTCTTGGATGCAATACAAAAAATGGGAGATGCAAAGGATTTGATTACAGGAGTAATGATTCATAGTGCTGCTGAAACCTATCTGGCAAAGAATGACCTGATTGAATACGTAGAAGAATCACAAGGTAAGGTAAGAATCCCTTATTTCATGGGTAAAAGAGTAATTGTTGATGACTCTATTGCATTTGATACTGAAACAGGAGCATCGGAGGCTTACCTGTTTGGCGCAGGTGCTATTGCATGGGGCAATGGCAGCCATAAAGACATAAGGCAGACTGAAGTTGTGCATAATGGCATGTCATTAGCAGGTGAAGATATTCTGGTAAACAGAAAGATATCTATACTGCATCCACGTGGAGTTAAATGGGTCGAACCGGAAAACGGAACTGCAAAAGTATTCCCGAATCTTACAGAGTTAGCTACCGGGACTAACTGGGCCAGAGTATATGAGCCAAAGAAAATCCGTATTGTAAAATTTGTATTCAAGACTGCATAAAGAGAGGCTAAACAAGCCTCTCTTTTAATGAAAGGAGAGAATCATTCAATGGATAATATGACGCTATATGAGAGAAGAGTAAGGAGGTTACATGATCGTGTGATAGCTAACCAAAAGAAATCTTTAGAAGAGCAAAAGAAAGCAGTTCAAGAACCTACTAAAAATGAATTGATGGCAATGCTTGATGAAAAAGGTATTGAGTATGATAAGAAAGCGACTAAGGCTGAGCTTATGGAACTGCTTAAAGAGGATAGTAGAGAACTTAATAGCAACGAGGATGCTGAGTAAAGTCAATGTCCTATACAGCGGGGAGTTGGTAATGTGCTCAATAATGAATTAAAGGCTTTAGTGAAAGCTAATCTGGATATATCAGATACAAGCCAGGATCTTATAATCTCTGATGTTATCCAAGAAACTTTAAACTACTGTAATCTGAAAGAGCTTCCTGAGGTATTAGAGCCTTTTATCCGGAGAAAAGTGAAAGCAATTATTGACTATGAAAATGAGAATGGCTCTGATAATGTCTTTGATGCTAAATCCATTAAAGAAGGGGATGCATCAATTACTTATGATACAGACCACATCTCAAAGGAAACCATCTATGGACTATCTGAAAGCGATAAAAAATTCCTGCAGCAATTCAGGAGGACAAGAAAATGAATCCGCTTAAAAGATTATGGAAGGACAAAATGGACATATATAGGTGGGCTGATAAGACAGTAGACGGGATTACAAAAAGTGAACCAGAATTACTTTATACAGGTGTTAAATGCCATTATAGCAAAGGTAGCTTAACCGATACAGGTGAGGATGGAGTACCGACTTTGGTTAATTCCTATACTCTTTTCTGCAGCCCTGATACAGATTTAAGAGAAGGTGACGAAGTTGTCGTTACCCAAAGAAACGGCAAACAGATTATGCTAAAAGTTGGTGAAGGCTTTCTTTATAGTGGCCATCAAGAATTTTCTGTGAAACGAGTGGATACAGCATGAATAGCAATATGAGAGCAAACAGAGCTGCTATTAATAAGTTTCGGAAAGAGCTTAAAGCTATGTTTGGAGATATAAGTAAAATTGATGTCAAATGCTTAAATAAGGCTGTTAATATTGGATTAACTGTTGCTAAACGCAACACGAAGGCACGTACTGGCTTTATGCGCAGAAGCTGGGTTATTACGCCAACAACTAAGACTGCTAGAGGTATAGAAAAAGGTATTGTTAATACTGCTTATTATGCTCCATATGTTAATTATGGCCATAGAATAGTAACAAGTGACGGACGAACTGTTGGATGGGTACCGGGTCAATTCATGCTTGAGAAGGCAGTTCATAAAGTTGACAAAACCCTTGAGCAAGAGTTTAGAAAAGAAGTGGAGAGGGTGAACCGGAGACATGATAAATGATGTTAAACAAGCTATTGCGAATAAGCTGTTGGATTTACATCCAGGATATACTGTCTATGACGAAGATATCCCTCAAAACTTTAGACAACCATCTTTTTTAATAACTCTCACAGATCAAGATTATAGCAAAAGGATAAGCAATAAATATAAAAGTTTGCTGTCTTTTGATATAGCATATTTTAGTGATAAAAAGCCTACAGAGATAAAAAATGATTGTTATGAAGTTCAGGAAAACTTGTTGAGGGGCCTTGACCTGATTGGCAGCTTTAGGGTGCAGAATAAGCAGGCTAATATAACAGATAACGTGTTGCATATAACATTTGATATTAATTACTCGGAGATAAAGGTAGAGACATTTAATAAGATGGATACAGCTAATATAAAGATAGAAATGGAGGGTTAATATGGCAGGAACGTGGACCAGTCAAAATAAGATACTTCCTGGTGCCTACATTAATTTTCTTACCAAAGCTCCGTTATCCATAACAGCGGGTGACAGGGGCATTGTTGCATTACTACAAGAAATGAGTGTAGGTACGGCGGGAGAGATGTATACAATTACAACAACGGATCAAAGTGAATATCCAGAAGGTGCTACAGATGCAGACAAATTACTTGTAAACGAAGTTTTAAAGGGAGCAGAGAAAGTTATTGTGTATAACTTAGGCTCATCTCATAATACTTCTGCCGTAGAACAGGCTTTAGCAGTATTGGAAACTGTAGCTTTTAATGTATTGGTGTATCCTTATACAGGAACAAGTTATGATACTAATAAACAAACTATCGCAACGTGGATAAAAGCTATGAGAGATGAAGAAGGAGTTAAAGTACAAGCTGTGCTAGCTGATTATGCAGCTGACAGTGAAGCAATTATTAATGTAACGCAAGGTATAAAACTGGCTGATGGAACTGAATTAACAACAGCTCAAGCAACAGCATGGGTGGCAGGAATAACAGCAGGAGCTAATATTAATCAATCAAACACCGGCAGAAAGTATGAGGGAGCTGTTGATGTAATACCCAGATTGACTAAAACTGAGATGGAAGAAGCTATAACAGCCGGTGAATTTATTTTTAAGGTTGATACTGCTCAGAATGTAACAGCAGTATATGATATTAATTCATTAACCACTATTACAGCTGAAAAGAATAAAGCATTTACCAAGAATCGAGTTATCAGAACTATTGACGGTATTAATAATGATATTGTCAATATTTTTGAGAGTAACTATATTGGTAAGGTTAACAATAATGAAGATGGTCGGTCGCTGCTGAGATCTACCTTGATTGAATACTTCAACGAACTACAGAGGCTGAATGCTATTCAAAACTTTACTCCTGAGGATGTTACAGTTTTGCCTGGGACAGATACTGATGATGTTGTTATAGAGTGCTATATACAGCCTGTTGATAGCGTTGAGAAAATCTATATAACAGTTACGTTATCTTAATGATGAAGAGGAGGGATGATGCATGCCAGAAAACTATACAAATATATCGGATACTATATCATCTCATGAAGGAAAGGCTTATATCACTATAGATGGTCAAAACAGAGAATTATTTGAAATATCAGCTCTAACTGCTCAGATAGATTTAACTGTGCAGGAAAGGCGAATGTTAGGCCATAGGATGACTCAACATAAGGTAGTCGGTGCTACCGGAACCGGCTCATTGACAATGTATTTTATGAATAGTGAAATGCTGAATCAAGCAATAAAATATCTTAGAACCGGTAATTATAAAGGTTTGAAATTACAAGTTAAGAATGAGGATCCTCAAAGCACTGTCGGTAAACAGGAAGTGGTATTGTCAAATGTAATATTAAGCAGTGTTCCTGTTGCAATACTTGATGATAGCTCTGATGATCCTATCACTTTTGACACAGATTTCACATTTGACGAAATTGTAAATCTTCAGGGCTTTAAATTACCGGTAAATTACCGGTTTTAAGGAGTAGGTTAGAACCTGCTCCTTTAATTATTTTTTATTAAGGAGGATGTAAAATATGAGTACGCTTAAAGCTTTTTTTAATCCAATAAAAGTTGAAAACAAAGAGGTAATTGTATCTAATAGATTTCAAGAAGAAGGTAAGCCAGTTCCTTTTGTTATAAGACCAGTTACACAAAAAGAAAATGAGCAATTGATTAAAAAGTATACAAAAAGGGACAAGAAAGGTAATGAAACATTTGACAGAACAGGTTATATCCAAGAGTTAACTGCAAGTGCAGTAGTATTCCCGGACCTAAAAAATGCAGAACTACAGAAGAGTTACGGCGTATTAGGAGAAGCAGAACTTTTAAAAACAATGTTATATGTTGGGGAGTTTGCAGAGCTTGCTCAAGCAGTACAAGAATTAAGTGGCTTGAATACAGATATAAATGAGGAGATTGAGGAAGTAAAAAACGAATAAGGCAAGGTGATGCCGAATTTAATCTGGCTCATTTTGCCCTTCAAAAACTTCATATAAGACCTAAAGTATTAGCCGGCGAATGCATGAACAATGATTTAATAGATGACAAAGAAAGAGCTTTTATATATGCAAGTATACAGTTAAGAATAGAAGAAGAAAAGAGACAGATGAACAGGATTAAGTCGAAGAAGGGGGGCAGAAGAAGATAATGGCTACCCTTAAAGCAATGTTTAAATTATTTGATGGCTATTCATC